TTCAAGTTTACGAATTTTAGCAGCAAACTTGCGAACATTCTCCAAACTAACTGGAAAATCAATGATAGCCTTTAAATGTTGAGTTTCTTCTTTTTTTGCTAAGATATGAGAAACACCGACCTCTTGTGCGGCAGAATAAATTGATGGGATATCAATCTTAGGCTTCTGCTCATTATCACACAAAGACTTTAAACATTTAAATATTACAGCATTACTATCAATTGTAAAAGATGATTCTTGGACTATATCAGCAATATCCAAATAAGCATCTTCACCAAATTTACAAATACCGGCTAATACTGCTCTTTCAGCAGCGGCGTCACATAGAATCATTTTTTATCCTGCGGATGATGAACATTTATTACACTTATATCTGTCAACAGATTCAATCAATGATGGACAGATGGCCTCTTGTCTACCACATACCCTACATTGTATATTGATCGGGGTGTAAGGTCTATTTCTTGGCACTGGTGCCATCTTGGCTAATTTTTTATCAATAGCAGTATCCTCTTTGTGCATTCTTGCTTCTGGCATATCATCAAATTTATTTTCTTTGACAGCTTTGGTGGTTTTAGCATTTTTAGTTTTTGGGGATTTAGTTTTCTTTTTTGGTTGAGACGATTCTTCCTCAATATCATTACTAAGACCCTTTTGTAAGATCGCTATTAATGCTTTGATATCATCATTATCAAGACCCATGTTTCACCTTTGTTTTCTGTACAGATAAAATTATATCAGATAAATTTTTCACACCATTGGCTAAATAAGAAAGTCTATCTGATCGCTGTTTAGCATATACTTTTATTTTATTCAATGATTGGGCTTTGTCATTATGTTTTATTGCTTGTCCAGCTTTTTCCACATATCCATAACCTTTATAATTATTTAATTCATCCGCTATAGTTTCTTTAATAACTTCATCGGCCCAATTATATCTTGCAATCTCTCGATTTATGGTTCTTTGAATATGAAATGAATATTGTGCAAGTCTGTAGGCTATCTGGGCACAATCTTCTGGACCTAATTTTTCAATAGCATCTCTATTCATTGTGATATATTGATTAAGTTCATCAGATGACATTGTATCATCTTTATATGCTGGTAAACCAATAGACTGCTCATATTCGTCTAGGATATCATCCCAATATTTAATTTCTTCTTTAGATGTTTTATGCATTTTTAATTCTTTCATTCCATATATCTTGTTCTTCATCAAAAGCTAATACAATATATTTAATACCATTAAGTTCGCACCATTCTTGTTTTTCTCTGTCTCGTTTTTGAGACTTTAAGAAATTAAGCATATTAGAATGATAAAATGGGACAAATTTATAATGTTGTTCGCCATGAACCTCAAAGCATAGTTTCTTTAATGGTAAATAAAAATCTAAAAATAATGTTTCACTCTTCTTTAGAGGAATAGGAACTTCTTCTAAAATCTGAAGTGTTGGAAAATTATTGGTAATCAATGATCTTGCGGATAGATGCAGTGATGACCTGTGATCTGTTTTACCATGAGCCATATTACCTGTCAAATGCCAATTATGACTGATACCATCTAAATCCTTAATATTCATTTAATTCCCATGGTTGTCTTAATACTAGAAACTAATTCATTATATGCTTTTTCATTTTCTAATAAATATTGTCTAACTTTTTCTGTGCCTTGAAATTTAGGCTTATCGGCAACACCTATTAATGTATACCAAGCACCACCCTTATGGATTAGGCCAATATCAGATGCTAAACATATAGCTTCCATATATTTATCAACACCTTGACCATATCGAATATAACTAGTAATATTTCCTCCCGGTGGGCCTAGTGCAGAGCATATAACTTGCCATTCAATTTCTTGACCAATTTGGGTGCTGTCTGCACTTAAAAGCCAAGGCTTGAAGGTCTTGGCCCGCAATTTAATATCTGTCTGATATGCAATTGCCTGACCGCTCTTTTCTTTGAATTCAGCACCATACCCTGTGGGGTTTCCCATAAGGTGAGTGATACCAATAACAATATTTTTATTAACAGGAATAACATTTGCCACCTTACGACAAAACTTAGCCAATAACTTAGCACCATCTGCTCTTTGCATCTTATCCATCTCACTAGTAATTTCAGCTTCTGTGCATAATGCAGAATAAGAGTCTATAATTAGCACAGACCCTGGGATCTCATTAATAATTTTCTCAGCAATCTGCAAGTATTCTTCTGCATGAAGAATTTTACCTTGTTGACTACCAATCACATGAAATCTATCCAGATTTAATCCGGGTATACCTTCTAGATCACGCTTTTTCAATCGACCTTCAATATTTAGGTAGTACACTTCTCGTGGTTCTTTTAATACTCCTTGATACTGTGGCTTTTGTGCTGTTGCGGCAAAATCCAAACTTGTGGTTGTTTTACCACACTTTGGCTGACCAGTTAAAACAACAAAGCTACCTTCTGGTATACCACCATTTAAAATAATATCTAATGATGGACTAACCGGAATAACTATATTCTTTTTATCTACTATAGCATTGCCGGTGAGCATAATATCATCACCAAAGTTTTTTACCACATCTTCTTTAAGACTCATTATCTAAATCCTTTAACTTGGAAAGTATACCATTATTTTTATTATGACGCTCAAATTTTACATTATCATTACGCTTGATATCCAGAGTCAAAGATTGATTCTCTGAATTCAATCCATCCTCTTCTTCCTGTATTATAGATATCAAATGTGGTGCTCGCAGCGAATAGATTTTTGTCGCCTTTGAGTTGTTCAATGCTCTAATAATTGCAGTATCAGAGAATTTTAATAACAACTTATTTGCCGAAGCTATCTGATTTCTATAATAAAGACTCCACTCTTTATTGACCCAAAATCTATAGTGAAGATCTTTTTTATCTAATTTAGCCTTCTTCTCACAAATCATCTCTGTAATATATTGAGCGGCAGAAACTTTTTTGCCGTTAGAGTATTTGGAGATATATTGTTTATGATCAGCCATTAGGTCTAAAAATATAGTTAGTGTCTTTTTTAGCAACATTATCAAAATTCTTTACCGCCTCATCATTAAATGCAGAAGCGGCCTGAGTCATCACACTAACATTATTAACTCCCTTGGCACCAGTTTGTCTAATCATCATATCCTTAGAACTGATAGACTTAATCTTTTCTTGTTGACTGTTAGTAATAATTGTATTAACTTCATCAATACTAGCACCAACTTCCTTAGCAATAGTTGCTGGTTCCATCTTCATTGTTTCACTGAGGTATTTTATAGCGTACTCTGTGTTTCTGTTTTTAGATTTTGCCATTATGATAACTCTCTTTCTGCATTGCTTAACCATGCAATATTTTTAGTGGATAAAAAATTCAAATATAAATCAAATGTTTTTTCATTAACTTCTTTGAATTGCCATTCTTGTCGGCCAATCTTACTAAGAAATTTATTATTTTGTCCCTCACTATACATTCCAATAGGATTAAATACTTTACCATAAGTACCAATCTTAATAAAGAATTTACGACCAGATTGATTTGCTATTAATTTAGCAAAAACATCAGATGAGTCTGTTTTTACTCTTGGCCTATTTGAGGAATCAATAAAATCATGCTGTCCAAAAATAGTATAATATGAAGTAGCCTTCTCTTGTTGAATGGACTCAACATTATCTTTGGGTTTAAAAATAAAAGTATTCTCACTATCATTAATTCTCATTTAATCTCCTTTATGATGGCCATATTGTTTTCGGTCCCTTTTTCATTCTACTCATGCCTTTGGGCAATAAATCTTGTTCTACTTGAGTATCCTTATATTCATTGTGTTTCTTGTGTAGATGAGCTTTCTCATCATTACTCAATCTATCACTATTTCTTTTTGCTAAATCTCCAAGAGTTTTTAACTCACTATCCATTTTTCTTACTGATGCACTTTGTGTTATCACATCAGAGATATAAGATCTGTGAGTTTTTTTACTCTTGCAATTTACACAAACTGGTTTCTCAACATAATCCTTAATATAAAAAAATAATTCAAAATCAGAATTACAAGTATCACAACTATAAGTGTATGTGGGCATTATATTAAATAACTATCTGGTAAATAAGCTAACCATTCGTCAGGAATCTCATGTTTTATTCTACATAGGTAACTGGTGATTGGCAAGTATTTGGCACTTTTCTGTGGCATGGCTGGAATATTTTTCAGAGGCATATTAGCCATTTTTGGAGTTCTATTTCCTTTTTTCCTATTGCAGTCAACACAGGCTGTGACAATATTAGTCCATGATGTGGGGGATAGGTTACTCTTCCATTGAGACTTTGGAATAACATGATCATATGTTAATTCATTAATATCCTTTTTAATCCCACAATATTGGCATGTGTGATTATCTCTTAGAAAGATATTTTTACGACAAAAATTTACAGACTGTCTATTTTGTTTAAAATACTTAGCACTTTTAGCCACTGCTGGTATGGGGTATTTCTTATTAACTCCTATGATAAAATCATCTTTATAGAAGTCAATAATTTCAACACCGATACTATGGTTATAGTCATGTTTAATTGACCATACCAAAGCTCTTTTCCAATTAATCACAGCTAATGGACTATAATCAGCATTTAATACTAAGCATTTACTATGTTTGTGATTCATTTTCGTAATTGTCTAATCGTGCTAATATCTTTGCTATAATTGGATTTCTAACAATATCAGCAGCTTCTAATTTAGAATTACCAATATGCTCTAATCCATCTAAAGCATTAATAAGTTCAATAAACCCACCCTGCAAATGTCTGCTGAGATCGGACTGACCGATATCACCGGTCAATACTAATTTACTCTGTGTGCCTACTCTTGTCAATAACATTTTTAATTGTTCATATGAAGCATTTTGACATTCATCAGCCACAATAAAACAATTATGAAAGTTACGACCTCTCATCAAACCTAATGGCACAACCTCTATCTTATTATTTAATTTTAAACTAGCATATTGAGCATGAGAGATAAAGTAATTAATTTCATCAATAATAGGTAACAAGTATGGGTGCAACTTTTCTTCTGCTGTACCGGGTAAATAACCAATCTTTTCACCAGCCTCTAATACTGGTCTTGTAATAATAATTCTATTAACTTTATTCTCTAATAGATATTCAAGAGCCATACCTATAGCAATATGTGTTTTACCACTACCAGCCAATCCTTGACAAAAAGTAATAGTATTTTCTGCTATAGTTCTAATATATTCTTTTTGATTTTCGGTTCTTGGTTTTAATCTATTTCTATATTGTGTTTCAATCTTAATATCATTAGTAGCATCAATCACTTTAGGCTTTTTTTGTTTATTCTTATTATTTTTTCTCAATGGTTACCCTTTACAATAGGAGAGGTTAAATTAGACAAGCACCACCGGCGCAACTAATTTCTTCAATTCCTACTGTATTATCCTCAGTCTCTGATAGTTGCGTATAATCAACCTTCTTGAAACTATTAAATAGATCGCAATAAATCTTCCAGTTATACACATCCTTCATACAATATGTGAGTCTTTTTAGATCACTATTAAAATATTTACCAGCAAAGTTTTTCATTTTTGTTATAAATAATAGCTTATCTTGACTATCACCATCCTTAGCCTGATTCATACTTGCATAATCACAAGCGGCCCATAAATTATTATTAAAAGCATTTAAGCCCAATTCGATCAAACCAGAACACCACAATGCGGCGTCACCATATTCTTTCACAATTTCTCTGCTTGTATAAACAGTGGTGAATGGTGCTTGAGTATAATCTTTATCTCCACTTTGAGGAATAAGACTAATCCCAGCAAAATATTTACGATTATCATAAATAAACTTTGTAACATCATCCCATTCATCTGGTTTAACAGTCACGGTGTTACTAACATTGTGACTTAAATAACCTTGAGTGCATAATGATCGATTTTTACCAGAATGAACCCAGTTCTTTTGAGTTTCTTTGACCACTTTAAGCATATCGACTGCTGGCAATTGGTTCTTTAATTTGGCTCCGTCTGGAACCTCAATTGGGAATTTTACCACTTCGTCTGTGTTGTTGGCTGACCAACTAGACTTCTCACACGCTTGTGGGTTTAATTTCTTAAAATGCTGGTATGGTGCTTCTAAAACATTTGCCTGTACATGGCGTATATAGCGTTTGGCATGATGTGGATGGATACCAGAACTGGTTCCAAGCATACTACTGCTAGTTCCTTCTGGCTTTAAACACGTTACTCTTGCTGCTTGATTAATTTTAATCTTTTTGGCCAATTCCTTATTTGTTTCCACAGCAATCTTAGCACCCCTTGTTAAAACTTTTTCGGTCAATACAAGTTCGTGCTTTTCCATAGTACCAGTTAATGATACTCCCAATAATGCTTCTCTTTCAAAGATTTTTTGACTAATTTCACCAAGATATTCTAACCTAGTAAAACCAGCCTGTAAAGTACCAATAATTGCTGCTGCTCGGCATCTTTCATAAAAATCGTCTTCGTCAGTTACGCTTGAGCAATTAATGGTTGATAGATTACAACCTTGCCATCCGCTTTTACCGCTTTCTTCATCAACAGGCCACATGCCTATTTCCACACAGTTATGCACATATACCGAATCGTTATCAAAAGCATGTATATCCTCAACCGTACAATCATAAACATCTAATTCGCCAACTACCACCTTATTAACTAGTGTATCAGTAAAATTGGTTCTATTAGGCATTCTTTGATAATTACCAAGAATAGTTTGAATTTTTTCTAATTTATCAGTGTTTCTGATAGGAACATACTTTGCGAATCTTAAAATGTTATCATTACTAATAACTAGTTCATGAGATGCCTGACAGAAATAATTTTTAGTACCACCTTTTCCATCTGGCATTGATCTATCGCCTTCTATCCTGCGATTTTTATAAATCTTAGAATAAATACCAAGAGAATTAAGTGCTATTTGGAGATTTTGTAAATTTTCCAGCTGAATTGAAGAAATTCTTAGCGATGAACCCTTTGTGTTGTTAACTAATACAGTTCCATCAGCATCAAAATACCCGGCAATTAACCCTGAAATATGATTCCATGAACCACACACAGATTCTTTACTAAGTCTTTTTGATGTACCAATCATACAATTTTTATTTATAGCAAAATGCATTAACTGTTTTGATTCTATCGAACTATATACAGCTATTGTATTTTGTGTATCATGATGACAATTATTTATAAAACCAACATCTGATAACATATTATATGCGTCTTGTCTATATTGTTCTTTAGACTCTCCCCACCATTTTAATTGTGCGGCTGTTTTTGAGTTGTTGCCATCGCCTAAAAATAAACCTAATAAATAACCTTTTTTCCAATCTTGTGATTCAGAATTCAAATTAGCTATAGAATCTAAATTATACGATCTATGATTATTGATAACAACCTGTTCTCCAAAACTGATATTATCAGCTTCTTTCCATCCAGTGGTAGTCATAATCTTATGATTGGGCGTTACTTTCAGTGTTCTTCCAGACCTAAATTCAAGTTCTATTACTTGTTTTGTGCCTGTTTTCCAGAACCCTTTATGGCTTGGATAAGAAATTCCATCAACAATAGCATTAAAACCTTTATCTATTAAGTCAGATACCATCTTAATCCCACGATCAGTGACAACAGTAGAGTCACCAACAACACAAGGATTAAAAATCATCTCTGTGGATTCGCTCCAAATAAATCCTGGTTCGCCAAACTCCTTAACACTTTCCATCAAAACCTGGAATTCCTCAAACTCTGTTTCACTCTTTAGCAAGAGGGCTGAGTTATTACTTCGTGCTCGTTGTGGATTATCAATATACCAATTGCCAGTTTTGGCTTTGGCCATTTCTTCATCATTTGGACTAAATAGTGCCAATGAAGCACTGCGTCTAACACCACCACTTAACACAGCATCGCTACTGTGCATCACAATATCATAAGCATCAATCGGTCTTAGTTTCTTTTGACCATTACTAATACAACGATCAAGTAGTGCTCGTATTTTTTCTAGACCATTTGCGAGTGGTTCGTATCCTGGTGCTTTGCCGACACCACTGGCTAATGATGATCCCTTTGGACGAATTTGTGAAAAGTCAAAAATAACATGAGTATTTTTCCAATCCTTAAATTCTTCCACCGGTTTACTAAAATAACTACTTAATAAAACACCAAGACTGTTTGCCCAACCTTCAATACTATCATCAACTAAATATACTCGTCCTTTACCATCTTCCACATCGTGTTCTAGTGATGGTAGTTTAGATACATGATGTTTTTGCACACTAAATCCTGTGCCACTACCACATAGTAATAGCCAGAAACATTCTTGAAAGAATCTTAGTCGGTCACAATAACTTGCTGTGCAGTTATAAATTTTAGCATGGCGCTTTAATATTGGTTCGCCACCAAACTGTAATGCTCTTTGACTACCAAGAACACGTTTCTTATACATTATATCATATGCCCAATTAATTTCATCTGCTATACCAAATTCACCATATTTGGCGTGCATCATATTCTTAACGCGCTCAACCGCCTCTTTCCATGTTTCCCTGCGATTTTTATCTTCTAACCAACGAGCATATTTACTAACGAATGTATAATTTTGCAGTTCTTGAAGAGCGGACATCTCATCTCCTATTTAAGATAGTTAATATTCCCAGCAACACAGCGGCTTGAAAAGAATAGTTTATTATCACTGTGTTACCAAACCATAAATGATAAAAATAAATAAAACAACTAATATAAAATCCTAGTATACTCATAATACACCACAGATGTCTTTGAGCCAAGAAAGATTTGCTTTAACACAATGTACTTCCATACCACTCATGTTAATAAAAGTGTCAAATCTTTTTTTAGCTTCTTCATCAAACAAATGTGTACCATGTTTTTCATCCATAACAACTTTAGTTACGCCCTCTTGCCATAGTGCCATAATACAATCATTACAGCATTGACCAGTCACATATGCTATTCCATTGTCAGGACGAACAACACAATTAGATAGAGCATTACGTTCTGCGTGTATCATCCAGGGATATTTATCTGGTCTAGTATTAGGAAGATTATCGTCGAGTAATCCCCGTGGAAAACCATTATAGCCAACTCCTAAGATTCTGTGATTTCTATCCGTTATCACACATCCGTGTTGAGTTTGTATATCGTGGCTACGTTGCGAAACTACTCTCGCAAGTCCTAAAAAATAATCTATCCAACTAGGCCGCATAATCCTATTTTTCTAATAACTTTTTATATAAAACTAGTGATGTAACTGCTCCTACAACTCCCATCACAACTCCTGCTGGTTGAAGTGGCGTCATGCCTAGCAGATAAGTTATTATACCACCTGAGTATGAACCCGCAACCCCTAATGCTACTGTTTTCCAGAATCCGAAGTTTTCTTCGCCGGGAACAATACTTTTTGCAATACTGCCAACAAATAACCCATATACTGCCCATATGACTAAATTAAACATTTGCGGCCTCCACTAAAGTTACAACTTCATCATCCGTGACAGTTTCTCCTATATTTAATAATGCTCCCAATAGAGCGAT